CACCTCTTTCCTTCCCGGTTTGCGACATTCCTCGTATCTCTCAAATGAGAACTGGATTCTGCACGCCTCCCTCGGGTTAGTAATTGAAGGGTTCGATTGGGAGGGGTGTCTGCATTTTACCGCAGCACCCCAAGTTCATCTGTGGAGTAAGGACCGCCCATCCTCATCCACCTCAACATCATTCCCACTCTATGTCGCTGTCATCTGACCAAGCGTCCACCCTGCTGTCTTGCAGGTCTAGAGTGTCCTCTGGAAGATCATCCTCATCCTCGTCCGTGGGGTCGATTTGTGGTGGGTCCATGTCAACCGGACCACACACCACCTCCCGAAGATGCCGGCAGTAGTAGCAGCGACGCTCGCCACACCACCTGCATTCATCCCACAGCCTCTCAATCCCCGCACAGCTACAACAGGAAACTCCTGCCTTCACCAGCTCGATTGTTGGGTCTCCCATTTCGGACTCGCCATCAACGTCGTACATTACGACTCGCCGCATGTCGGTCCACATTTGCTCAACTGAGCTCATCACACTTCTGGCGTCAGTTACACGACTGGTAAGTACTGCTCGCGGACAAGATTCAAGTAGTCCTGTTCACGCCAGATGGCCATGTGACGAGAGATAAACTCTGCTTTGTTAAAGGTTCGCAGCTTGACTGGCGTAGTCTACTGTTTGAACTTGATCTCGGCATTACCCGGTTTGTCATCTCCAATTCCCCTCCCGCTCTAGGGGGCAATCATCACCGCATATTGCGCTGCAGTAATGGGAGTGATGAGAGTGGATGATCCAGTCACTATTTCTGCTGAACCACTGGTGAGTGTCTGCCCTGCGGCAGTACAATCAACGGCGATTGAGTAGAAACCCAAAGTGGTTGAAGTAGTCCCTGTCCCAAGAACGGACGCCGATCCAAATGTGTTGGCTGAATACGCCGCGGACACTCCTCCAGTTCCACCAACGCTGGTGAAAATGTAGTAGTAGCCGGGGTAGTTGAACGTCAAAACATTCAACCCTGCTTCCGCAGAGGCCCACGCGGGCCCAACGGAGGTAGCAGCCGCACCATAGATGGCAGAAGCACTAATGCTCCCACCAGCCGCTTGGATGGTCTGTGAACTTGGAGTGTAAGTCACTCCTGAAGGTGGCAGTTGAGGAACGAAGAATTCCACATCATATTCCACCCACAACTTTCCCCAGTTGGTTGCTGACCCATCGGTTGTGCACACAAACATCTGTCCTGAGTCGTAGGTCTTGACATCAAGATTCGCCGCAAGGGCCTGTGTCCGCACATACTTCCGATCCCCAGGCTCGATCATTGCCTTGGGGTCAAGGTCACAGCAAAACTCTGTCACCCATGGAACCTCCTCCACCACGTCGCGATAGGCAGACGCCACAATCTCTGTGGTCGGCTGCGCATCTGCCGCATCATAATCGGGAACCAACATCATTGAGCCTGGCGTTGCGGTTGAGCAACGCGAGTAGTAGCAAAATCTCAGTTTGTGAAACTTGTATTGCTCCCAGCCAAGAGCCTGGGTAGACAGCCATGGAAACGTGGCCGCCAATCCAGGATTGAGCGCAAAAGTGTTGGCCACAGCAAAACTCGAACTTCCAGTGATACTGGCAACAAGTTCTCTGTGGACGATCCGGGTCGATCTGAACGATCCCCGAATGCGAGGTTCAGCCGAACGCTGACCTCTGGCATATGCCGCGGCCGCCGCTTGAGGGGCCATCCCACCACCCTTTCCCACCAGTCCAGAATACGGACGAGGAATCCGCATCGGAGCTGACTTTGCTGTCTTGCTTTGTTGTCTCTTAGAAGCTGCAGCTTGCTTCTTCGAGTTTTCCGTCTTCTTCTTGGATGCCATCGTGGACCCTGCTCATCCAATAGCAGGACTGTTCATCATCACCAACAACCTTCCTCTCAACCTCCCCAGCGCCAGCGCGGTCAATTACCGCTGGTTCTCAAGTGCCATTCGATCCTCTCGGACCCCACCGCTAGCACTCGCTGAAGATGTCAATTAGCTGCACACCCGTGCAGTCTCTTGGCATTCCGCACTCACCTTTCTCATGGACAATCAGGATCATGCTTAGCGTCGACATTCTTTCCGCCTTTCGACGTACTCACCTAACCTCTCTACAGAGCAGATCAGGAACGACTTTGGGTGTTCTACAGGTGACAACCCACTCATTCGGGGGGGAGAAACTCCTCCTCCGCCTCCCGCCGCTGGTATTTCAGCCTCAAGGAGTTCTCCATCTTCGGTAACTGCGGGTACAGAATTCTATACCTGCCCTCAAAGATTTTGGAATTCTTCATGGGATTGACACGAGCCATCTTGCGTAGCTTGATCCTCCGTGACACAACATCTGCCGGCGCGGCAAATTGTGTATACGCAGCCACCATGGCCTTGTACTCATCTCCCTCCCTGGGTGCTAAATCAACCTCAAACCCGCCTCCATCCACAAATCCACCCCATGCGACATGTCGACGCTCATCAAAGCGCGACACGTTCGCAACAGATTCCAATACTGGCTTCGGCAGACTCTTCATCATCTGCCGCAGACTCCCGGTTGGGACAACAATCCCACGTGAGAACAGGAAAGGATTCAACACCCCCTCCGCCATGCAGGCTGCAACTTGGCGTTGGAGACGCGTAGTCTTCACCGCTTTCACTGCATACTCTCTCCTCACCCCAAAACCTCCTAATTCACAAGGAATGAAGAAGTTGGGCTGGTATCCAAGAATCTTGGTGTCTTGTCTGTTGCGCACGCAATCAGGCAGGAAGGCTTTCGCCTCCGGACAGTGCTCAAACATTGCATTGAATGCACGACCAATTTCAAGTGGAGTTTTCTCAGACTCCCCAGACTTGAGTGAAAAGTTGAGGATCAGCTTCTGATTCAGATAGCCGAACCGCTCACCTCCACCCCGCCGCTTGTTGAACATGACATTGTTCACCATCGCAAAATCCTCCGATGCATAGGACTTCCCAACTGAAAGCTGGAGCCCAAGTTCAGACGCAGTCTGTTGCCATATAGCACAGAATCGCTTAGGACAAGGAAAGAGTATGTCATCTCCATTGATCTTTGTCATTGCAAGGATCATCCGCCCCTCTCCAGGCTCAAGAGCCCCAGCCGCATACCCACGTCGGATAGCCGCCTTCAACCCTGCGAGGTTCACCACGCAGAGGATTGGAAAAGACAGTGGATGACCCATCAACTGACCATTTGTTTGCCAGACAGAACGAGCATGTGTGCCCGCATCCTTGGCCGTGTAGGTGATCTCCACCCCATCAAGACCTGACTCAAAATCAGATCCGAGGTTGTAGATCCGCCGAATGGTTTCAAAACACTCCATCGTAGACCGAATGTTCAGCTGGTCAGTGGCGGCCTTGTAGTCGCCACTGTTCCAGACCCACCCTGCGGGGGCCACCCAACCTCGCACTTCCTCCTCCCAACCATCCGCCATCGTTGAATAACGGCAGATCTTCCAGTTGTCGAGCAAACTTCCCTGAAGGGGTTGCAGCCACGTATACTGAAAGCCATCACCTGCGGTGATCATTCGAAACTTCCCTGGTTCAGCGATCGCTTGAGCTCGGACCGACTTCCTCACGTCGGAGAAATCGTCCATATTCCGCTCCAGCTTCTGAAACAGTTTCCACTTCCAAGTGGAAATTGCTTGATGATACTCACGCGCAGAAGGTCTACCTTCGATCACCTCCGCTTGCCTACGCAAGTCGAAGATCGGGACCTCTTGGGTTTGGGTACGAACATACAACAGGGATGTTGAAGTTCGTAGAGGGAGAACAATGTTGGGCACCAACCCAATCACTTCCCCAAATGCACCGAGATTCTTCCGTGAGGAATCTCGAGATGCGTGAAGGGACGGGGACATCTTGCTGAGGGTAGTCTTACGGAAGATTGACATTGTCACTCTCCGGATCTCCTCAAGCAGCTCTGTTGAAACCGGTGGGGGCACCATCGTCAGATATTTCTGATGATCCCCTATCGTCTCATGTAGCTTGTGATCACACAACTGCGGCCAGCCTCTCTTTGAGAGAAGGTAGCTCGCGCAGAATCTGCGTGCAGCCAGGTTGCCCTCTCGGGCCCTTGCTACCTGCCGTGTCACAAGTTTCAACAGAAACCCCACAAACACTTTGCGGAAAGGTGCTTTTTGCACAGCGGATGATGGCGCCAACGCCTCATGTCCTGTGTGAATGCTACAATCGAAGTTGCACTCCAGTTCATGGGGGTCGACATCATTGACGGCTCGCTGAAAACTCAGGGCAGAATCAAACTTGATAATGTCCAGATGTAAGTCTCCAGCGGTGTATTTGGCCAGACGATCAAGAGACCTCGAAAAGTCTCTGACCGCCCGTCCGGCTCCCTCCTGCGTTTCCGGTATGATCATCGAGATCGGAATCGCAAGAGAGGTAATGCACTGTTTGAACCTTTGCCTATCGCAAATAGGCATTGTCAGCAGGGTACCCAGGCACGCACCCTCCAACCGACGCACAATAAAGTGTTTTAAATCCTGTCTGGCTTCCGCGCCCAGATAGGTCTCGGCGAGCTTCGTTAAGCCCCCGAGATTACACTCCATTCCATCATCTACTTTGGGAACCGTATAGACTTCGGTCTGTTCTCTCACCGCTGGCGCTCCACTCACGCCTTCGGATACCATTTGATGGTACTGGTCAGTTTGAACAATAACTGATCAACAGAAGCACCTGCTTTCGCAAGTGC